CCCGTCCCGCCCGCTGATGTTCAAGGACGACGAAGGCAACTACGTGCTCCGGGACTACGCGGAGCATCAGTTCACGAAGGATGACCGGGACCGCCTGTCTCAGAAGCGGAAGGAAGCTGCGGAGAAGCGCTGGGGTAATGCAAGTGCATTGCAAGTGCAAAGCAAACCTATGCAAACCGATGCAAGGAAAGAGATAGGGACAGGGATAGGGACAGGGGAAGAGGTAGGTAACGAAGCAGATGGTTACGTCTCGTCGGCAGTCGCTGACGCGACCGACCGACCCGAGATCACCGAACTCCTTGACCTACTCGATTCTGAGATCCGAGCCAACGGCGGAAAGCCGCCAGGCAGGACGAAGAAGAACATCGACGCCGCCCGTCTCCTCATCGACAAGGACGGACGCAGCGTCGACCAGATCGCTAAGGCGATCCGTTGGTGTCAGGCCGACGAGTTCTGGCGGGCGAACATCCTCAGCATGTCGAAGCTGCGTGAGAAGTACGACCAACTGCGCCTCGCCGCAACCCGGACGGGTGGAACGAAACAGTCCCGGGCGGATGAGAACGCCGCCGACTACTACCGCTACTACGGAGGAAACGATGAACGAGCCGGAAGCGTTCCAGCTCTTGACCCTGGCATCGGCTAGGGATGGCCGGAAGGTGTCGCCGTCTGTGGCGAAGGTGTGGGCTGGGGATCTCGCCCGTGTGGACCTTGATGTGGCTGTGGAGGCCGCAACCATGCACTACCAGGAGTCGTCGGACTGGCTCATGCCGGCCCATGTGATCCGTAACGCCCGCCGTGTCCTCGAGGCCCGGGAGCGTACTGCACGGATTCGCCGGCAACTGGAACCCGAGGTGCGGGAGTTCTCCGACGAGGGGATCAAGGCGTACTGGGCTGAAGTCGAACGCCTCAAGGAACTGAAGGGCCCGGTGGAGTCATGAGCGCGGACGCGACCACTTGGACCGTCGAACAGGCCGAATACATCCTCGACCACCACCAGAACTACAGCGAGTCGGTTATTGCCGCAGCGTGGCGAATCGCCCATGGAGAAGAAGTATGAGCCTCTATTACGAGGACGAGTCGGTGAAGCTGTACCACGGCGACTGCCTCGAGATTATGCCGACCATCGCGGAGCGCTCCGTGAACATGGTCCTGGCCGATCTGCCCTACGGAACCACCGCCAACAAGTGGGACGCGGTGATCGATCCCGATCAGATGTGGGCCAACTACCTTCGCGTCGGGGTGGACAACGCCGCATACGTGCTGACCGCAAGTCAGCCCTTCACATCAACGCTGGTCTTGTCGAACCCGGCGCTGTTCCGCCACGAGTGGATTTGGATCAAGAACCGCGGGTCGAACTTCGCCAACACGGTTCGCGAGCCGATGAAGGAGCATGAGTCGGTTCTTGTGTTCTCTCGCGGGAAGTGGACATATAACCGCCAGATGCAGGAGCGTACGGGTGGTGGCGCTGACCGCGTGAAGTACAACGTCGCGTTCCAGAGCGGATCAGAGAACTACCGACAGTTCGAGGGCCGCGACAGCAACCAACTGCCAGAACTACGCGTCCCGTCTACGTGGCAGAGGTTCAACACCGAGGTCGGGTTGCACCCTACGCAGAAGCCCGTGGATCTGATGGCCTACATGGTTCGCACCTACACGAACCCGGGCGATCTAGTGCTCGACAACGCGGCCGGGTCGGGCACGACTCTCGTCGCGGCCCGGTCAGAGGGGCGACGGGCGGTTGGCATCGAGAAGGAGGAAGCCTACTGCGAGGTAATCGCGACCCGCCTATCGCAGCAGGCGTTCGACTTCTCATCTTTGGAGGCGTCGTGAGGCGTTTGTCTGATGCGGTGCTCACGGCCCGCGGTGAACTGCTCGAACAGTACGGTCACCCCCACACATGGATCAGGTTCGACGTGCCGGTGCGGATTGTCGACGCGAGACCACGCCGTAACACCCCGAACTATTTGGGGTGGGCGCGTGTCGACGCTCAACCGGGGCCGTCTGGTCGTGTCCCGGTGAGGTGGATCAACGAAACCAACTTCAACCGGTTCTACCGAAAGGTGCAGTGATGGCAGTCATCGAGATCCAGACCATCGAAGGCGGGCGGCTGGAGTGGGTCGCGATCTACCAGGACTCCAACGCCTCACGCGCGATCGAGTGGGGCGACAAACTCCTGTGGACCGTCCACCCTAAGCCCAGCCTCCGAATCTTGGAGAGGCTGCACGGGAAGGTGATCGGCGCATGGCAGGCCGACGGGTACGAGGCCGATGATTCGTGACCGTGTTCGTGTCCCTATGACCATGTCCGGGTACTGCGCCCACCCATCAACACCCGAACACGCGGGATGTGAGCGGGTGTCGTGTACCTGCACCGACTGCGACCACAACGAACGGAACAAGAGCAAGTGATGATGGTGCCGCCTATCCGACCCCCCAAGCCGAGGATCGCGCTTATCCACGATGGGGCGATCCTCGACACGGGCCATGTCGACGTGGTTCACGACTCCTGGCCGGATGCCATCGCGCACGCTGAGCGCATCCGCGCCGACTACAAGGCTCGACTGGTCCTGTGGGCGCTCCAGGGTCGAGATGATCACAACGAACGGGACAAAACATGAGCGGGATCGACCCCACTCCAGACCTCATGGGTGCCCTAAGGCTCTCCTTGGAGAAGGCCGTCTCGATCCATTGGGTGGGAGACGCGCCGACGAGCCTGCATGGCGACGGCGCGGCCTCGTTCAAGCGGACGACGCGCGATGCGGCCGAGGTGACTTGCAACCTCTGCCTGCTGCTGCTCGCCCGCACTGAGTCGACTGATTAGCGCTCAGCCACCTCCTATTTTCGCGGTCCTCTTTCCTTCGGGTAGGGGGCCGTTTCTCATACCCCCAAGGAACCCACATGAAGATCCAACTGGACCTTGACCCGCGTGACGTGTGGCGCATCCAGGAAACAGCGGAACGCCGCGGCATCACCCCCGGACAAGTCCTCCGCGACGAACTGTTGAGCCGGCGCCACGGCCGCGACTTCCGTGAAGCCGTCCGCTCCAGGGTCATCGCCGGCATGTGCGACGCCGACATAGCCACCGAACTCGGATGGCCCACAGTCGGCACCATCGCCCAAATCCGCCGCTCACACGGCCTCAAAGCAAACCCCAGATACAGGAGAACCCTATGAGCGGCGACATCATCGTCCCCTGCCCCCGATGCGGTGTCGCACGACAGGTGAAGACCGGTGCTGCCGGGAAACACTGCCAGGACTGCAAGACGCTGCGGGGTACACCGACCGTGTCGCGGAACTGGATGGACGACGCCGCCTGCGCGACCACCGACCCCGACGCTTTCTTCCCGGAGGCTGGCGAGTCCGCCGCGATGGCGAAAGCGGTGTGCGCGTCGTGCCCGGTACGGAGGCAGTGTCTCGCTGACGCACCCACATGGGACCGGTTCTCGATCCGTGGGGGACTGGCCGCTTACGAACGGCGGAGGACAGCCGCATGAGCCACAAGCATTTTTGGCGGGTCAGGCACCGTGTCGGAACCGTCGTCCTGTTCTACTGCGACGGATGCCCCCAACTACTACCACGACGACTCGAGGAGGACGGCGCGTGACCAGATCGAGAGCGACCGCGAAGCAAGCGGGTACGAAGTTCGAGTCCGACGTGGTCCGGTACCTGCGCGAACGGCTCGGAGATGACCGGATCGAACGACGCGCGAAGTCTGGGGCGAAGGACCGGGGCGACATCGCCGGGGTCCGCACCGCACTAGGCGAACGGGTGGTCATCGAGTGCAAGGACGTTGCCCGCCTGAACCTCTCGGGGTGGGTCGACGAAGCCGACATTGAACGTGGCAACGATGACGCAGCGGTAGGTCTCGTAGCGCACAAACGCCGGGGTTACGGCCCCGCACAGATGGGTGGGACGTACGTGACCATGACACTCGAAGACGTCGTCGCACTACTCGCCGGAACCAACCACTCGGATAGGAGCAACTGATGGGACAGATTGACGACGAGCGGATCGAAGCCGCCAAGGATCTGAGGGTTCGCGCAATGGCGCACGCCACGCATAGCGCTCACTCGGGTGTGAGCTACGTTCCGACGCCGGAGCGCTGGGAGGAACTGACCCAGATCGAGCGTCGCCGGCAAGTGGAGGAGGAGGGCTACGACGCGGCCCACGACCGCGAGCATGGCATCGAGCACCTGCTGCGATGGTCGCAGGACTACGGACGCCGGGGCAAGCAGGTCCAGGCGAACGCGCTTGTCGAGGCAGCTCGCGAGCAGCTTCTTGCGCTGGTTGTCGATCTGAACCGGGCACGCGAGAACGGGACCATCTTCACCTACGGAGAGATTCAGCGGCGCATCATGGGGCAGCCGGGGAGCAAGCGATGATCCCGAGAGAGTTCTTCGATTGGGCCATTGCGCAGTGGTGGGGTGGGCCAGTGTTCGTGCTCTTGATCCTGCTCACGCTGGTGGTCGGCGGCTTTCTCATCGGTGGGGCGATGGGGGACGACGATGAGCCACCAATCGACTGAACCGGAGTCAACATGAGCCCGGTCTTTGCGGGGTTGCTCCCACTCATCATCACCGCCGCCCTAACCGGGGTGGCGTTTCTGTTGGCGGTCGTGGTTGCGGCCGTCATGCTTCTCCGCCAAGCCCGCGGGGAATTCGACCTAGACAACGAGGAAGACGACTAATGGCCGAACTGATCCCGTCGCAGGTTCGCGACGCTCTCGCCTTCATGGATGGCATCGAGAAGATCGTCACCGCGCTCCCGGACGAGCCCGAATGGGGCGGAGGACTGCGGCTGGTTCTGCCCGCGATCATCCCGCTGACAACCGACTACCGCGGAGACAGGAACCCTGTCGCGTGGCTGATCGCGAACGACTTCAACGGATACGACATCACCACCAAGGAGCCCACCAATGGCTGACATCAAGTTCACCGCGTTCATCGAAGACACCGTCGCGAACCAGAACGGCGACGTGTTCGTCCTGAAGACCGCCGAACCCCACTCGAAGAAGAACGACCAGGACCGGTGGGAAACAGTCTCACGCACCTTCAGGGACGTGAAGGTGTCACGGGAAGCGGGCATCCAGCTCGCCCAGTTCGGCAAGAACGAGCGGATCGACGTCACCGGTACCGAGAAGACCGAGACACGCACAGACACGACCGGGAAGAAGCATTTTTCGCTGGTGGTTTGGGCTACGTCGATCACCCGTGCGGGACAGGCGCCGGCACCCGCTGCGGAACCGGAGCCCGTAGACGCATGGGCTACCCCTGGCGGCTTCGGGGAAGAGACGCCTTTCTGATATGGGTACCGCGCGCCCCTGGCCTGAGCCCACCCCGAAGCAAGCCGCGTGGCTCGTGTTCATCAAGGACCCGGTGCCCGAACCCCCACCTCATGTGTGCGGCAACTGCCGAAACCCGTGGACCGGTGGACGACCCGACTGCCCCAACGCAAGGAGAACCGGGTGACCCGTTTCCAGCCAACCGTCGAGTCGCTGACCGCGTCGCTCGAGTGGCATGCCCGCGTCACCACCGAACTGCAAAGCCGGGTGACCGAAGCCCAGAAGTACATCCGCGGTCGCATCAACGATCCGCAGTTGGAGCGGATCTTGAACGGCGCCGCACCAGAAGAGGAGCACGACGGGTTCGATCACTGCCAGGGCTGTCAAGCCGCGTACCAGTCCCGTGAAGGAGCAATCGGATGACTATCTACTACCTCGAGAACGGCGAGATCGACCGTGTGCGCACTAACGCCCGCGAGATCGACGGCGGCATCGAAGGCCCCGGGGCGGGGCAGAAGGGTGCTGGTGAAATGTCCGGCCGGATGGTTTGGCCGGCTGCGGCGGTCGCCGCGTTCACGCAGCCTGGTGTCGAGCGTCTGTCGCGTGGGGATTGGGACATCCGCGAACTTCTGGGTGACGAGTGATGACCGAACTGTTGGACGCGGTGGATGCGTTGACGAAACCGGGGGTGCTGCATCATACGATTCAGGATTCCCGGTTCACGTGTGTGGTGTTCGACACGCCCCTGTTGGACCGGTTGGAGGGGGAGATCCGTTTCTCCCTCAGCCGGGAAGGGTCTAAGTCGCTCCCGAATCAGCGGGTTCCGATCAATTCCGGCGCGCTCATGTTGTTCATGCAGATCAGTTCGCAGATCACGGATTGGGCGCATGGGGTGAAAGCGACCGTGTACAAGGGTGACCCGTCGCGCACGTTGCGGTCCTGGTACGTGGCATGGTCCCAGACGACCCGTGAACCGGAAGTCATAAACGCCCGCACCAGGATTCTGGGTAACTGGGCGGCTGCGATCCGTAGGGAGATTGAACCGCCCCGTCAGAAAGACCTCCCCGACCCGTGCCCGTCTTGTGGGGCTTCGGAGTGGTGGAGAGATGGGGAACGATACCCACGCCCCCTTGTCGTCGAATCACCCAGGAACCCCGAGGTGAACTTGATTGACGAGTCCACCGCTCATTGCCGCGCCTGCGACAAGCGGTGGGGAGCACGAGAACTCGCCTACGAACTCGAACAGAAGGAGGACGCGTGAGCCTGTACTACGAAGACGAGTTCGTGGAGCTACACCTCGGGGACTGCCGCGCGGTGCAGGCGTGGACGACCGCGGATGTCCTAGTAACCGATCCGCCCTACGGGATCGGATGGTCGAAGGGTGCAATGAAGTCGGCCCGCAACTCGGTGGCGAATCCGGGGATTCGGAACGACCATGACACGTCCGCCCGAGATGCTGCGCTTGAGGTTTGGGGACATACGAAACCGGCGCTCGTCTTCGGGTCGCTTCGCGCGCAGTACCCGACTGGCTGGAACAAGATGCTGATCTTTCAGAAAGCACAACTGTCGGGCATGTGGGGGAACTGGTCCCCGTGGCGCTCAGACTGGGAGCCGATCTTCGTCTTGGGCGAGTGGCCCAAGCAGAAGCCTCTGACTAGTTCTGTGTTCCGCACCTCCGAGATATCCGCGGGTGGGTACAACGGGTACGCAACGAAGACCGGGCACCCTCACACGAAACCGCAGGACGTGATGACCAGGCTCCTTGAGACCTGCCCGCCTGGGGTTATCGCTGACCCCTTCGCCGGGTCTGGCGCCACCCTGCTAGCCGCCCGCAACCTCGGGCGGAAGGCAATCGGTGTGGAGCTCGAGGAGAAGTACTGCGAGCTGATCGTGAAGCGTCTGTCGCAGCAGGCGTTCGACTTCTCATCCCTCTAAACATAAGATTCCCGAAAGAGGAGTTACACCCGTGTAATTCGTGTGCTAGACTTCCACCTAGGTCGATTCGCCATGCGCGGAATCGGCCTTTCTCGTTCTCCCGGCATGACGGTGACCCCGTAGTTCGGTAGAGAACCGCCGCGCCCAGGAGCCGGCACCCACAAGCGAATACGCCCGAGCCACGTAACGGTGCGGTCGGGCCTTTCACTTTCCCTGTGCACGCGCCCCTGCGTAATCCGGGGGAGTGTGCACCCAACCCATTGGGAGCGACCATGGGCCTCAAGATCGCCGCTGAATCCGTTGACAAGAAGAAGCCCGGACCCCGATGTGGGATGGGTGTGATCCTCGCCGCCCTCGAGATCGAAGACCTCGAGTACTTCGAGGACATGAAGCGTGAGGGACGCACGGGTACGTACATTGCTGACGTGTTCCGTGAGGACGGGTACGATGTGTCCGAGTTCATGGTGCGTCGCCATAATGCGGGGCGTTGCTCATGTCGCTGAGAGCGGCGGGCGCCGCGCTGAACCCGGCAGTCCGTAACCGAATCCTCATCCTTGACGTGGAACGTTTGTCCGGGGTTTCGGAGCAGCAGTGGTGGGACCGGGGAGACCTGAAGAACCGGTACATCCACCACGAGACCGTTGTTCGGGAGCCGCGCACGACGATCGTGTGCGCGAAGTGGTACGACTCACCTGACGTGATGCGGTTCGCCGAGTGGGACAAGGGCGGCAGGGGTCCGTTTCTCCGCGAAGTTCACTCCCTCATGGGCATGGCTGACATCATCGTCGGCCACAACCTCGATGGAGCTGACGTTCCGTGGTTGAAGGGTGACTTCTACTTCCCGAAGATCGGGCACAAGCACCGCCCGTCTCTTCCCCCGCTGCCCCCGTTCAAGACCGTCGACACGCTCAAGGTGGCACGCCAGTTCCGCACCGGGGTGCAGTTCAAGTCCCTCGACGCCCTGTGCCAGATCATCGGCATCCCCGCGAAGACAGACGCGTACGACCGTGAAGCGATGAACCGTGCCGTGGCTGGGTCTGCGGAGGACCGGGAACGTCTCACCGAGTATTGCGCCGGCGACGTCATCGCCACACAGGGCCTCTACGACGCTCTCCGACCTCACATCAAGAACCATCCGGCACTGTTCGTCGACGGGCAGTCGCGGCTCGACACTTGCCGTGCGTGTGGTGGGGAGACGAAGCCGATCGCTAAGCGGTTCATCGCGGACGTGTTCACGTACTCGATGCAACGCTGCGTCTCCTGCGGGTGGCACGGTCGCCTGTCGATCGAACCGGAACGCATGTCCATGGTCAGGGGCGTCTGACAGGTGAACCTGCCAGCCAGACGCGTTTCTGGCATCTAAACCTTCCATCCGCCAACCCTCCGGCGTAACTACTGAACGGGCTAGTAGAGCCTGAACCCTGCATTGCGGAGACGAGCGCGGCGGATCGGAAACTTCAATACGCGGAGATGTACCGGACTGGTGCATCTCCGCGTACCTCCTCACGTGAGGGCGGTGCTTCATGGTCGACACCTCAAGGCGCTGCGATCACTGCGGTGTGCAAGCGTACTGGTCGTGCTGGATCGACATGATCGAGCTCACCTACTGCAACCACTTCTTCCGGAAACACGAAACGGCGCTACGTGAACAGTCCATGACTGTCATCGACCACACGTGGGAGATGGAAGCATGAACGACCGCATTCTGTGTGTCGAGTCGTGGCCTGACGGAACAGTCACCTGGGATGGGCGTCGGAAAGCCGTGTCGCACGACGGACAATACTGGTTGGTGCGTCGCAACGGGATCTTCCACCGTTGGCAGTGGCTCCCACACCACGGACAGTACGTGGACCTGTATCCGGTGGCTGACTGATGTGCCGGTGTGACATGGACGAGTGCGGGGATCTTCGGGCCGAGTACATCGACTCGCGGATTGGGCGTCTCGTGAGTGAGCAAGCCGACCCGCCACTTAAGCCACATGCAATTGAGGGTGAGGGCTAACTGTGACGGACACGGAAACCTGCACGGTCACACTCGTCCTCGATTACGACTCACTCGACTGCTACCTCACCGCAGGTCACGCCGGCCCACATAAGGGTGTTGGTGAGGGTGGCCGGTTCTTCTGGGCTTACGACCGGTGAGTGACACACGGCGCCGCAACTACCGTGGCGAACCAATCCGCGACGGTGAACATGCGAAACGATGCCCCGAACCGGACTGTGACTGGTGTGTGAACGGGGCTGCGAAGAAGCAGTGGCGTCGATGGTTTAGACGGGCGGTGCGATTCGATGAGTAGCGCATACGACGACCTGTGTGCAGCAGTCCGCATCTACTACGCCACAGTCGAACCCGAGTCCTACGTCGAAGCCTGGTGCCTCATCTCGCACCGACTCTCACCCGAGCTCGAGCAAGACGGGCAATCCACGGTTGGTGTGTTGTCGTCCCCCGAAATGTCGTGGGTGATGAAACGTGGCCTGTTGGATGTGGCTCTCACTGAGGACCGGGCATCAGCAACAGTCCCGGAAGATGACGACTGATCTGAGGGGGTTCTCGTCTATCTCGTCGCGGTGACGACGCAAACCACACCACGGGCCGCACTGGGAACGCCCGACACACCACACGGTACTAAGCGACCGTGAGGCCAGTGTCGGATACCGGGGTTCGATTCCCCACGGTCCACATACCTCGCTCCCGTCTGCAAACGGGTTTCACGACAAGGTGCCGATGCGAGGTGTAGGGCACACGGTCAGCTACCAGCCCTTGCAGGGGACGCTGACACTTTCCCATCGCACGGCGCGATGTAAGCGATAGAGCCACAGGCTCACATTCGCAGCCGCCCGCCACCCCGTAAGCACGTCGACAGCGACGCGCCTCTTCGGGGTGTGCATGGTTCTGTAGCTCAGTTGGTTAGAGCGCTGCCCTGTCACGGCAGAGGTCGCCGGTTCAAGTCCGGTCAGTACCGCACAATTCCCTTCGACATCGAGGTACACCCATGCGCGTGTGCTCACAGCCAGGATGCCCAACGATCTACCCCACCACCGAGGGGTCACGTTGCGCCACACACAGGCGTGCAGCAGACAGGGCCAGGGGCACAGCACGGGACAGGGGTTACAACACCCGCGGACACCAAGCCTTCAGGGCTGCGGTACTCACACGCGACCCAGTGTGCGTCATACCCGGGTGCATCAACTTCTCCACTGTTGCAGACCACTACCCACTGTCACGCAAGGAACTGCTCGAGCGTGGCATGAACCCCAACGACCCTGACCACGGTCGCGGTCTATGCAAACCACACCACGACAGTGAGACAGCACAGCATCAGCCAGGTGGATGGCACGCCTGAACAGATGTTCGACTGACCACGTCAAGGGGTGGGGGGAGACCCCCGATCCGAACCGGCCGAAGTACCGCCGGGGAGGTCGAAATAGCGTCAGGCAGGTTCAAACATTGCTCAGGCCCCTCATTTCGTAGGGGTGTTCGATTGTTCGTCGTCCGCGTGATGCGGCGCAGCGTGATGCTGAGGACGTGGAGATATGACCAGTGGTGGTGCTCGGGCTCGTAGTGGCCCTGCTCCTGATCCGAATGCGCTTCGGCGTGATCGGAAGGACGACAAGGATTGGGTTTCCCTTCCCGCTGAGGGGTTTACGGGTGATGTGCCGGCGTTTCCGTTGGCTGAAGCGCTCGAGGCGGAGGTTGCACTGTGGGGCGCGCTGTGGGTGAAGCCGCAGGCGTTCATGTGGTCGCAGCTCGGGCTTGAGAATCAGGTCGCGACGTACGTCCGCAACTTCCTGAAGGCGACGGCGCATGATGCCGCCGTTGGGTGGATGACGCCTGTGCTGCGGCAGGAAGCCGAACTAGGGCTGTCGACCATTGGTATGGGTCAGCTCCGCTGGAAGATTGCTGTTGACGAGCTCGCTGCGCACCGGGAGGAGCCTCAGCGGTCGTCGTCGATGAAGAACCGGTTGAAGGCCGTCAATGGAGACGGTTGACACGCTCGGGGTTGTTGCGGCTTGGATTGAGGCTCACTGTGTCATCCCTGATGGTGATGATGTTGGGCGTCCGTTCGAGTTGGGTTCGGAGCAGTTCGCGTTTGTCGCGAACCACTACCGGGTTCGGGCGGATGTTGAGCGCCGCCGAATCGTGAAGCCCGTTGACGCGTTCGTGTATCGCCGGTCTCAGCTGGTGCGGGCGCAGAAGTGGGGCAAGTCTCCGCTGGTTGCGTCGTTCGTGTGTGCTGAGGGTGTTGGCCCGACCGTGTTTGATCGGCGCGCTGATGGTGGCGAGATTTACGACTGCCGCGTGTTCGGTTGCGGGTGTGGCTGGGGGACGTCCAAGGGCGTGTTCGAGGCGTACGAGTATGACCCGGGCGAGCCGATGGGGCGACCGTGGGCGACACCGCTCATTCAGATCACGGCGACGACCGAGGATCAGACGGACAACACGTATGACGCGTTGCGGCCGATGATCGACAAGGGTCCGCTGGCGGATCTCATCACGAAGACGGGCGAGGAGTTCATTCGTCTGCCGGGTGGTGGCCGTATTGATGCGGTGACGTCGAAGGCTACGTCGCGTCTTGGTCAGCGCATCACTTTTGCCGCTCAGGATGAGACGGGTCTGTGGTTGGAGACCAACGGGGGCCACAAGCTCTCGAGGACTCAGCGTCGTGGTCTGGCCGGCATGGGTGGGCGTTCGATTGAGACGACGAACTCGTGGAATCCGGCTGAGAACTCGACTGCGCAGCAGACTTACGAGTCCAAGGCGAAGGATATCAACAAGGACTTCCAGCAGCCGCCTGCTGACCTGGACTTCAAGAAGAAGTCTGAACGGTTGAAGATTTTCGCGTTCAACTATCGCGCGGCGCCGTGGGTGTCGGTTAACGCGATCGAAGCGGAGGCGGCTGAACTCCTCGAGACGGACCCTGCTGATGCGGAGCGGTTCTTTGGTAACCGGGTCGTGTCTGGGTCGGGTTCGTGGATGGAGATGCCGAAGTGGGACGCCCGTAAGGCTGACCCGCCGATCACTGTTGCCCCACGGACGAAGGTTTGCCTGGGGTTCGATGGTTCGGACAACGACGACTTCACCGGTATCCGGCTTGAGACGTTGGACAAGCATCAGTTCACGCCTGTGTACGGCGAGAAGCGTTTGGCGACGCTGTGGGAGCCGGCCGACTGGAACGGTCGCATCCCTCGCGCTGAGGTGAATGCGGCTGTCGACGAGCTCGCGAACCAGTTCGAGATCGTTCGTGGTTACTGTGACCCCTTGTTTTGGGAGTCGGAGATTGATGAGTGGGCGTCGAAGTTCGGCGAGAAGGTGTTCGTCAAGTGGGCCACGAACCGGATCACTCAGATGCATGCCGCGTTGGACCGGTTTCAGACGGACGTGTACAACGCGGAGTCCGGGTTCACACATGACGGCGACCAGCGTGTGGGGAACCACATTCGTAACGCGATCGTCCGCGCGCGTGCACTGAATCCGCTGACGAAGCAACGGCAGTACATCCTCGGGAAGCCCGAAGAGCACCAAAAGATCGACTTCACGATGTCGTCCGTGCTTGCGCATGAGGCGGTCATGGATGCGATCGCGGACGGCGCTCTGACGACGTCCGACAACTTCATCTACTACTGACCCCTTGGAGGGCGCATGAACGCGGATGACGCCCGGAAACTTACCCAGCGGATCTACACCCGTCTGAACAATCGTCGACCTGACATTGAGCGGGCGGAGAAGTATTACGAGGGGGATCAGCCTCTCAACTTCGCCACGGATGAGTGGAAGAAGGCTAACGCGTCCCGGTATGCGGATTTCTCCGACAACTGGTGTGGGACGGTCGTGAATGCTGAGGCCGAGCGTCTGAAGCCGATCGGTGTGACGAACATGGCGAAGACTGCGGCGTCGAAGCTGTGGGATGCGTTGCAGATGAACGAGTTTGATGCTCAGTTCTCGCAGGGTGCTGTGACGGCGTTGACGGCGAAGCGTTGTTACGTGATTGTGTGGGGCGACTCTTCGGGGGAGCCGATTGTCACGTTTGAGCACCCGTCGAGCGTGGAGATTGAGTACGACTGGGAGAATCCGCGTCTGCGGACGGCTGCGTTGAAGACGTGGGTTGATGAGTCGGACGAGTACGCGACTCTGTACACGGCTGAGTGGGTGTTCAAGTGGATTCGTCCGCGGGTGACGCCGGCGAATGAGCTTGAGTCGATGTCGGAGCAGCAGCGGGAAGAGTATGCCGCTTCTGGTGGGTGGGTTCAGCGTGACGGTTCTGCGGATGACGCATGGCCGGTGAGGAACCCGCTTGGTGTGGTTCCGGTGGTGGAGATCGCGAACCGGCCGACACTTAAGGGTGACCCGCTGTCGGAGATTCAGGGTGTCATGCCCATGCAGGATGCGATCAACCTGTTGTGGGCGTACCTGTTCCTTGCTGCGGATTACGCGTCGATGGATGCCCGGGTGATGCTGGGCACGACCCCGCCGACGATCCCCATTCTTGACACGGACGGCAAGATCATCGGGTCGCGTCCGGTGGACATGAAGGATCTGCGGGAGAAGCGTCTCCTTACGATCACGGGCGACAACGCGAAGATCGATTCGTGGTCCGCGGCGCAGCTCAACATCTTCACGGACACGATTGAGATTGCGGTTGGGCATATTGCGGCTCAGACCCGCACACCCCCGCACTACCTTGTGGCGAATAAGGGCATCTCGAACCTGTCGGGTGATGCGTTGAAGTCGGCTGAGATCGGTCTGAACAAGAAGGCTGGCGAGTTCATCACGTTCACTGACCCGCAACTGCGGGAGGTGCTGCGTCTGGTGGCTCTGGTGAAGGGTGACGCGAAGGCTGCGGAGGCTACCCGTCTGGCGAAGATCGTTTGGGAGTCGCCGGAGATCCGGTCGGAGGCTCAGCTTGCGGATGCTCTGCTGAAGAAGTCTCAGATGGGCTACCCGTTTGAGTACCTGCTCGAGCTCGATGGGCGTTCGCCGGCTGAGATCCGCCGCATCATGAAGATGCGTGAGAAGGAGCTCGACGACGCGCTGGGGGCCGGGGTTCAGGCTGCGGTGCAGGGCGAAATGGGTCTGGTTGATCCTGATGTCGACGCTGCGTGATGTTGCTGTTGAGCATCAGCGGCGCCGTGACTCACTAGCAGACAAGACGTCTCGTCAGGCACTCCGGTTGTGGCGGTCTATAGATCCTGCGGCGATTGATGCAGGGTGGGACCGGGTCGCACCGCTCCTGACTGGGGTGGTGGCGGCGGCTCAGGTCACGGCGGCTCGTCAGGCTGTCCCGTACACCAATGCCGTCATGGATGCGACGGATGTTGCTCGTGGCGGGCCGTTGCTGGTGCCGGAAGCGTTCGGCGGGGTGTCTCGTGAGGGCCGTTCTGTGGTCCCGGAAATGTTCGCGGCGGTCACCACGACGAAGCGGCTGATATCGGCTGGCAGTGGGGTTCCTGCGGCGTTTCGTGCGGGCGCGACGGTCATGGCGATCATCGCGAAGACGCTCGTGACGGACGCTGGTCGGTCTGCTGACAAGACCCTCTCCACGGGGAAGGGTTACACCCTCTCCGTGCGGGTTGTGTCCGCTGGTGCGTGCTCGAGGTGCGCGATTCTCGCGGGCGTGACCGGGTATCGGACGGACTTCGACCGTCACCCGAACTGCCGT